CGTCGCGCGTGATCACAGCGCAGTACGCGCTGGTGAATACGTCGATGTCGACAGCGGCCTGACCGCCGGGGCGATGGTCGTTGACGACGATGCCGTCGATTTCAACGAGGTCGGAATTCGTGCGGATGTCGTCGAGCGCGGCGTACAGGGTTTCGTGGGGGCCGTACGTCTCGGTGTCGACGCCGTCGGTGATCGTGATCGTGTAGCCGCCGGTGACCGCGTAGACGCGCGCGCCGGCGCCAACGGTGCGCGGCGGGCGCGGCGAGAACGAATAGAGGTAGCGGCGGCCGTCGAAGACGCGATATGCGCGCAGCACCGAGGGGTCGTCGCCGAAGGTCAGGCGCGGCGCAAGCGCTGGAACGGTGCCGTCGGGATTGAGCAGCGCGGCGCCAAACGACCACTGGTCGCCGACCAGTTCCGTGGCGTCGGCCGGCAGGTCGTCGCGCAGCGAGTAGTCCAGCGCCGTGCGCACCAGCTCGCCGCGGTCGACGGCGATCGTGATCGCGTTGCCGGCGGCGCCGGCCACCTTCGCACGCAACACCACACCCTGGAACGGCGCCTGTGCCTTGCGCGTCTCCGTGCCGAGACTCTCCAGCGTGATGACGACCCGCGACGCCGGCGTGCCGCTATCGGCCGCGATGCCGCTGATTGTGCCGTTGCCGATGCCGCTGAAGATCGGCGCGCTGACGGCCGGCACGCCGACGATCGTGTTGTTCTGGATCTCGACGTCGACGGTCGCATCGGCCGCACCGGTGTACGGCCCCGTCAAGCGCAGCGTCCCGCCGCCGGCCTTCGCCGCCTCGTCAACGCGCTCGATCGCCTGCGAGCCCACAACGTTCGTCATCGTGATCGTGGCGTCGCGAACGATGTTGCGGTCGTTGCCGAGGTATTCCATTGCGGAGGCTCCGGGTGATGCGGCCCCTGGTTGCCAGGGGCCAGAAACGAAAAAACCCGCCGAGGTGGCGGGTTTGTCAGGTGAGCAGCAGCGGCATTTGCGGGTGCAGTTCGCGCAATCGTTCGCGGTGTAGTCGCCGTCGATCACGCCATGCGCGCAACTCTCTTCCGCACGTCGACGCGCGGTCCTTGTCGTATCGGAATTCGCGCCAGGCCTCGTCGTAGACGCGCCACGCCGACGCCGCTTGCCTGCGGATGTACTCGGCCATCGCGTTGAACGCGTTTATGAACGCCTCTTTCAGCGCCGCTGCCCGCCGGCCGGTGAAGCTCATCGCCAGGAAAAGAAAGCCGTCCTTCGTCATCTCGATCGCGCGCCGGCGTTCGCCCTTCCCGTCACGAAACTCGACCGACGCAAAATTGCGTTGGTTGAACTCGTCGGAAAATTCCGCTCGATCGTAGGCGCGCAGCACATCGCCGTGCCGCTTGCCGAACGCCTGCGCGACCTTCCGCGACGTCGTGACGAGCCGATCGCCGGCCTGCGCGATGTACTCGATCGGGTTCAACGTGATCAGGTTCATTCCGCTCTCCTGCGCCTGAAATGGAACACGACCAGGCAGCGCAGGCGGACACGCTGCTCTTCGGTGATCAGCCTAGGTCGTGGAAAACGAGCAACAAAAAACCCCGCCGAAGCGGGGTTTGGTATTTGAGCCCGCCGAGTAGGCGGGCTGCGTGGGGCGCAGTGGTTACAGACTTGATGTCGAGACCACTTCCGCCTGCACCACGGTCTTTGCGTCGGGGTTCCAGATGCACACGTACGACATCTTTTCCCACGCCCCGAAGCCGTTCTGCAACGACAACTGGTCTCCGCCATAGGCTACATACTGGGCGCCAGGACCCGCGCGCCCGATCTTCGTGAATTCGGCTCTTGCCCAGCCGCCCTCCCAACGGGCTTGATACCTTGCCTGCCGCTCGATCGCTTGCTTGCAGGGCGCGATCGCGTCACCCAGGTCGGAATCGACCGGGACAGATTCGGACGCGACAAATTCAGACGCAACTGGCGGCGGTTCGCTGCGAAACATCGCATTCCCAAAATGAAATGCCCCAAACAGGCATGCTGCGCCAAGCACCAAGATCGCCCACGGCGAATCTTTCCTGCGGTCTGGCTTCGCAATCGGCGCGTTGGCAGCCGCCACCGCCTTAGCGAATATCGCGCCGCAGGCCGGACAGGCCTCGTCCATTTTCCACGTTGCGCCGGTTTTCACAGCGCCGCATTTCGGGCAGGTTCTGTCCATGCGATCCCCCGGGTTGGCCGGCGAATACGCTACTCCAGCCTCGCGGGCTGTCAAGTTACCCGCCGATCGCCGTCAACTGAGCGAACCGCTTCTTCAAGTCGCGCGCCGCGCGCTGCTTCGATTCTTCGTCCCACAGGATGAAGGTGTTGTTGATCACGGGCGGCTGTGCCGCGGCGCCGCCGCCATTTGGGCGCGTCGGCGACGTTGGCGGCGTGGGCTGGTTGCTTCCGGCATCGCCCCCGTTGTCGCGGCGACGCTTCTCGTCGGCTTCCTTACGGATGCGCTGAATGTTCTGTTCGTGCAGTTCCTGCGCAAGCCGCTCCGCCTCGGCCGCTTGCTGCCGGCCGAGTTCGCCCGCCAATTCGGCCTGCGCGCGAATTTCCTCGAGCTGACGGGCGAAGCGCCGATTCTCGACCGCTGTCTGATCGCCGTTCGCCTGATCGATCGCGTCGCGCAGGCTGTCGGCAGTCGAGCGCAGCGCGTCGGCAGCGCTCAGTGCCTGCTGTTCGAGCGCCTGCGTCTTGCCCCGCGCGGATTCGAGGGCTTGCTGCAACCGCTGCAAGTCTTCGTCGCCCAGCAGCGTGAAACTGCTCGTGCCGTCCTTGATCTGCTGGTCGAGCACCGCGAGCTGCGCCGATGCGTCAGCAGCGCTACCGCCTGTCTGGCCGAATGCGGCGACAGCTGTAGTGCCGTACGCTTCGAGCGACTGGATCATCGCGTCGAGCGTCGCGCGCTGGCCCTCGACTGCCTGACGCGTCTCGTCGGCGGCGATGCGCAGGTTTCGAGCGACGGTGTCGAAGCCGGCGCCGGCGCCGACAGACGTTCGAACACGTTCCATGTCGAGCACGAGCCGATCGAACTCGCGCGCCGCGGATTCCGAAATCGCCTCGAACTCCGCGCGGGTCTGCTTGATCGCCTCCGCAACGTTTTGCAGAAACGCACCGCCACGGGTCGCGAAGTCGCCGGTCTTTCGCTCCGCATCCTGCGCGGACACCCCAATCTCTTTGAGCTGTGCGGCCGTCGCAGTTGCCTGCGTGCCGAGATTCTCGACGTTCTGCGTGACCGGCTTGAACAGATTGTTCGAGGCCGTCTGCTCGGCGATCTTGGCGTTGACCTCGCTGACGCGCTTTCCGTAGGCGTCGGCGGCGATCTCGCCGCGCTTGAACGCGGCTTCGAGCGAAGCCTTCAGCGCCTCCAGTTCCTTCGATGTCGACGCCGATTTGAACGCAGCGTCGAACGACTGTGCGACTGCGATGCTCTGCTGCTCGGCGGTGAGCCCCAGCGTCTTGATTTCCTCGACGGCGCCAGCGAACGAGCGCGCCGCCGCGCCGCCTGCTCCCGTCAATCCCGTCTTGATGGCTTCGATATCGACGCCGAGGCGGGCAAGGTTGATCCCCTGCAGCGCCACTTTGAGCTTGTCCGCGCCGGCGACACCTTCGCTCAGCGCCTTGTTGGCGGCAACTTGGAACTTCTGGAAATCTTCATCGGACAGCTTCAGGATTTGCGCGCGCAACTCTTCGCGGATCGTCGTCGCCGCTTCCTTGCCGCGCGCACTGACGACGACAAACGCGTCGGCGATATTCTTGATACCCCTCGGGTTGGCAAAGTCGACGTCGTTGAACAGTTTCGCGAGGTCGTCGCGCGCCTTCTGCCCCTTCTCCCGCGCCTGATCGAACGCTTCGCCGGCGGCGATACCGAATTCGCTAAATCGCGTCTTCGACCGTGCAGCCGCCTCTTCGATCCCGGCGATATGCTTTCGAACAGCGTCGAGCGCCGGGCCGATATCGGCGAGATGATCTTTCGCGTCCTTCAGCCCAACCGCGTCACCGGCCATCCGCGCTTCGCTTTCGAGGCCGCGGTAGTACCCCTGCGCACGCGCGAGTCGTTGCGCGTACGACGTCGCCTCCAGCGCGGTCAGCTTCGAAATCTCGGAGCCCTGCAGGATGACGGTATCGGCGTAGTCCTTGCCGGCATCTTTCAGAAACTCAATTTTCGCGAGATTGAGCTGACGCTGCCGCGCTGCCTCCGCTTCGGTTTCGGCGATTCGCTCGTTGACTTCGGCCAGCTCTACCAGTTTCGGGACCAGCGCGCCGACGGAAACGACGAGGGTTGTGACGATCGGATTGGCGGCGACCAATCGAGCGAGCCAGATACCAAACGATTTCGCAGCATCGACGATACGGGAAGCCGCAGAACCGAATGCGGTGCCCGTGGCGTTCGCTGCCGTTGCCGTTGCCGCCGTCGCGGCAGCGCTACCGCCGGCCACCTTCTGGTATCCGAGAAGCGCGGCCGTCGCGTTGCCTACTTGCAGAACAAACGACGCGGTTTTGAAAGCAGCGTACGCGAGCCCAAGATTGACGATCGCCGACGCGTGCTCGACGATGAACTTGGTGGTCGAGAACAGGACGTTCGCGACGGTCGTCAGCGCGTCGCTGACCGACTTTGCGTACTGCTCCAGCTTGCCGCTGTTGGCGAGCTGGTTGATTTCGGCAATCAGATCGCGGATGCGCTTCTTGAATGCGTCGAGCGCGCCACTGTTCGCGATCGCCGTGCCGAAGTCGCGCACGGATTGCGTGAGCGTGTTGAACAGGCCCGTGATCGAGTTCGCGCCCTCCGCGCCGGCGCCGGCGTTGAGTCGGCCGATCTCCTTCAACAGAGCAGCGATTTCCGCGCGGCCCAGCTTGCCGGCCTCGCTCAGCTTCTGCAGTTCCGTGACGCTCTTGCCGGTGACCTTCGCCAGCAAATCCCACACCGGCACGCCGCGCTCGACGAGCTGCAGGATTTCCTCCCCCTGCAATTTCTGCTTGGCCCAGGCCTGGCCGACCGCGAGGATCTTTCCTTCGAGGTCCTGCTGACTGCCGCCGGCTGCGGCGTTCTGATCGATCAGGGCCTGCAGCGATCCGTTGAGCGGGTCAAGGCCGAACGTTTTGAGCTTGACCGCGGCGGCGCGCACGTCATCGAACGGCAGGCCGTTCGACGCGGCGATTTGCCGAAGCTTCGCGAACGCCTCGGCACCGGCCTCCGCTCCGCCGAACAGGCGCGCAAGCTGCTTCTGTGTCTTCTCGGCCGCGTCGCCGAGCCCGAGAACCGATTTGATCCCTTCGGCGATCCCGGCGAACGACACCGCTGCGAGCGCGCCGGCGAACAGTCCGCGCAGCCGGCCGAATACGCCGCCGACCTTCTCGCCCTCGGCGCCGAGGCGCGCGGTCGCCGCCGTCGCCGCGTCGGTGTTGGCCTTGTACCGGCGCAGCGCTTCGCCGGCCGCGATCTGCGCATTGCGCTGGTCGACCTGCGACTTGATGTTGCGCAGCGTCTGCTGGCGCCCGGACTCCTTCGCAGCAGCGAGGCGCTCTTCCTCGGTACGAGCGACGCGGAGGGCCGCGATCATCTGCTGCAACGCAGGCGCGACGGCGGCGCTGCGCGTGGCGAGTTCGCGCTCGGCGGTAGCAAGCCTCGTCGCCGACACGCCGCCGGCGTCAAGTTCGGAGCGGAGTTCGCGCAGCTTGTTGCGCTGGTCGGCCTGCTTGGCGCCGAGGCGTTCGAGTTCCTGGCGCGCCTTCGCGAATTCGGCCGTCTGTTTCGCAGTCGGCGCCGCCGAGGCGTTGATCGCCTCGGACAGCTGAGTGACCTTGGTCCGTGCCTCGCCGAGCTTTCGTTCGGTCTCAGTGACGGCCGTTCCGAGCTCTCGATACTGGCCGACGGCCTGCTGCAGCCGCGACGTGTTGGCGAATTCGCCGAGCAGCGCGTTGGCTTGCTTTTCGGCCTCGCCTGACGCATCGCCGAGCTCGGTGACCTGATTCGCGAGCTTGACGACTTCCTTCCCGCCCTGCGTCTCGATGCGGAACCGCAGAACTTCGTCACGAGTAGCCATCAGGCGAGCACTCCGAGCTGCCGCTGAATCTCAGCGGTCAGGACGTCCATTGAAAATTTCGCCAGACGTTCTGCGCGCGCGCGATTGCGGAGCATGCCGGCGATGTTTTGGCTGTAAATGCGGTCGAGCGGGTAGCGGGGTGCGCGCTTCGATCCGAGCGACTGGCGTTCGAAGACTTGCCGGCCGGTGCCGGCAGCGCGGCCCCCGGGAGCGCGGATGAAGGCGTGGCGGAATAGTTCGCGACCGCCGTCCTTGCGGATCTGCGCGGTGACGCCGGCCTTCGTCTGCCTCGCGCCGTACTGCGCGAGGCCGATCCCGACCCCGGAGCCGGTCAACTCGACCGCATCGCCGACTGCGCGCACCGTCAGGCCGGCGCGAACGCGCGAAGCCGTGAGGTTGTATTCCTCGCGGATGTCGCGGTTCGCTTCCGGTGGGAGCCGGCGCACGAGCGTCGCGATCGCGCGCTGCTTGGCCTGCTCCATCTTCTTCGGCACAGCACGCAACGTGTCCGCCACACGCAGCGCAGCGGACACGTCGAACTTCGCGCCCATCGTCAGACCGGACGGCCGTCGATGTAGATCGCCGCGGTGTTGCTATCGAGCTTGCTGATGCCGAGCGTGAACTGGCACGAGGCGACGTCGTCGGACGTGATGAACGGCAGGTCGCCGCTCGGGCTGAGATTGCACGACGGGATGAACACGTCCTGCTGCGCGCCCTTCGGGTTGTCCGAGATGAACTTGAGCTGGCCTTCCAGGCTCACGCTCGCGCTCGTCGCGATCTGCTCGCGCGTCAGCGCCGCGCGGGTGTAGTCGACGTTGAGGCTCAGCGTCGAACCAGCCGGCAGGCCCGCGAGCGCCGTCGCGATGGCGCCGGTCGGCTTCACGGACAGCAAGCCGAGGCCGGTGTCGACCAGGAAGTCGGCGCTCGACGTGTTCGCGATCGCGATCAGGCCGAGGTCGCGGAACGTCGCCGTGCCGTCGCTGAACGTCGTGCCGTCCGTCGCGAACGAGGGCGGCGAACCCGCCGACTCGCCCGCGACCGTGCAGACGTAGAAGTGATTGTTCGGCGTCGCCGGCTTGTAGAAATCGCCGACCTCGTACGCCGTCGTATTGGCGCGCGACGCCGCGGCATCGCCCTCGGTGAACGACGCCGTCACCGCCGACACGTTGCGCACGCCGCCCGGCGCAAACGCCGTGCCGAGCTGGTAGGTGCGATTCGCCGTGACCGGGCCGATCAACTCGTTCGTGACCGACGTCGAACTCTGGCTCAACGTCGACGCGTCCG